CGTCCCTCCCGAAATGCTCTTCCAGCAGGGCGGTGGTGCGCTAGCGTCGCAGGCTGAAACCGCCCGCGCCTATTCCGACGGCGCCATCGCCCTCTGGGCTTCCGCGTGGGAGTCGGAGCTCACGCGGAAGCTCTGCCGTCCGGGCGAGCGGGTCAAGTTCGACATTAGCCCCATTACCCGCGGCAGCCTCCGCGACCAGGGCATGAGCTACTCGAAGCTCGTCCTGGCCGGCGTGATGAGCCCCAACGACGCACGGCACATGCTGGGCCTCCCGCCTGTCGCCGGGCTGGACACGCCGACGGTCTCCATGCCCGGCGGCGCCTCGGCAGAGGTTGGCAACCCGGACGCGGAGGGCGACCAGAATGCTTGAGACCCGCACGACCGCCTTCGAGCGCAACGGCGCCAAGCTCGGCGGCTACGCGGCCGTCTACGACGCGCCGAGCCACCTGCTCGCGTTCCCCGGCATCAACAAGGGCAAGCCGTTCACCGAGCGCGTCGCGCCGAGCGCCTTCGAGCGCAGCCTGGGCTCGAACGTGCAGCTACTCGTCGGCCACGACCGCCGCGAGCTGCTTGCGAACACGAAGAGCGGCCTGCTCAAGCTCAGCTCCGACGAGCGCGGGCTCGCCTTCGAGGTCGATCTCCCCGACACCCAGCGCGCCCGCGACGTGCGCGCGCTGGTCGAGGCGGGGGTGCTCACCGAGATGAGCTTCGGATTCCACGTGCGGCAGGATGCCTGGAAGGGCTCCGAGCGCACGCTCCTGGACGTTGACCTCCGAGAGGTCTCCATCGTTGAAAACGGCGCGTATCCGCAGACGCACGCCGAAGCACGCACCTACAGCCCGGCACTCGTCAGGCTGCGTCTGCGGATGAGGACACTTCGATGAAGCAGGCAGAGATCATTGAGCGCCGCAAGGCCATCGAGACCGAGGTCGAGGGCATCCTTGCCAACGACCAGATCAGCGTCGAGCAGGAGGCCCGCGCCACCGAGCTCATGGACGAGCTGAAGGATCTGAACCAGAAGCGCTCCGCGGCCGAGCTGCGCGAGCGGTTCGCCGGCCACGCCATTGCCACCAAGGCAAAGGCCGAGGTGCGCGAGCGCGAGGACGAGGCCCGCAGCCGCCCCGAGTACCGCGACGCGTTCTTCGGCTGGCTGAAGGGCGGCAAGGTTGCCGAGTTCCGCGAGCTCATCAGCACCGCGAGCTCGAGCATCCTCATCCCGAAGCAGGTCGAAGAGACCATCTACAAGTACCTCCAGGTGAACAGCATCGCCCGCAACGTCTGCGACTACCGCACGGTGGCCCGCGGCGACGCGACGCTGCGCTACAACACCCTCGAGCCGTCGAGCTACACGAACGCCTGGTCGCCGCAGGACACCGGCAGCACCGCGGCAACGGACATTGACCCGGCGTTTGCCGAGGTCTCGCTGAAGCCGCTGCCGATCCTGCCCAAGACGCAGGTCTCCGAGCAGCTGATCTACAGCGCGAACTTCGACGTGGAGGCCGAGGTCGTGGACAACCTCATGCGCCAGTTCCAGCGCATGACGGAGGCCGGCTACATCGCGGGCGTCACCAACGGCCCGAGCAACGCGCTCTTCACCGTCCAGGCGTCGGCCACGCAGATTACGACCGCGACGAGCGCGGGCACCACGCGCGGCGCCGCCGTGACCGCGGCTGCGACCGTCGCCAAGCTGATGGACATGCGCTACACGCAGCTGCCCACGTCGTATTGGGGCTCGGCGTCGTGGATCCTGCCCAAGGACACCTACGCGGCCATCGCCGACATCCGCGCAGCGACGAGCGGCAGCAACGTGCCGATCTTCGTTCCCAGCTCGGACGCCGGCCTGCAGCAGGCGGCCAGCGGCTTCCTGCTTGGCCTGCCGGTTTACGTGACGGACTACCTGCCGACGCACGTGGCCACCCCGTCCACCGGCAAGAACGTCCTGGCGCTCCTCGGCAACTTCTCGGAGGGCTACGCCATCCGCGAGTGGGGCGGCATGTCCATGCGCCGAGACGATCTGACCTCCGCGAACAGCGCCCGCATCGTGTTCCGCGGGTTCGGCTGGGGCAACGCCGCCTTCACCCGCGGCAAGGCCATCGTGCAGCTCCAGGTCACCAACGCCTGATAGGTCATCTCCCCCCAGAGGCTGGGGGTGCCCCGTTCGCGGGGCACCCCCAAGCTGAGGAGACCCGATGCCGATTGACCTGCCAAAGCTCAGGGCATGGGCCCGCAAGCCGCATCAGTACGACGATGCGGCTCTTGCCATGTCCTGGGACGCGGCCGTCGCGGAGCTCGAGGCCCGCACCGGCTGGGTGCTCGACGTGAACACCCGGACGCAGTACGTGCCCGACTCCCCCGACAACGACGAGGCGCTGGTGCTGCTGGCGCGCCAGCCGTGCTCGGCCGTGTCGGCGACCGACTCGAGCTCGGTGGTGCAGAGCCTCAAGCTCGTCACCATCAACGGGCTGAAGTACGTGATGATGGACACCAACACGGCCGACGCGACCGTGACGCTGACCTACCCCATCACGATCACGCTGACCTGCGGCAGCGCGACCCTCGACCCGCTGCTCGAGATGGCCCTGATGCAGCGGGCCGTCGAGATCGAGGCCAGCCGCGGCGACGATACCGTGGCGCTGCCAGGCGCCTACTGGGATCGCATCTGCAAGATGTACGGGAAGGGGATCGGCTGATGGCCGGGCACGTCCCGGCCGGGATGCTTCGCGTCCCCATGACGATCCAGAACCCGACCAGGGCGGTGGATGCGTTCGGCCAGCCGACCGAGGCGTGGCTCAGCGTCGGCGTTGTGCATTGCCACGTCGAGGTCGCCGGGACGCAGGAGGTGATGGATGACCGCGGCGTGTCGGTTCGCACCGATTGGCGGATGCTGGCGTCCTGGCACCCAGACCTGAGCGCCCGCAGCCGGCTGGTCTGGAACGACCACGGCACCGACCGAACCTTCAACGTCCGCGCCTGCTGGGATCGTGACCAGCGCCGCCGGCGCATGGAGCTCGAGGCCACGGAGGTGGTGCCGTGAGTTCCATGGTGAGAATCAAGGTGGATGACGCCAGGCTTCGCAAGGTGCTTGCCGGGCTTTCCCCGCAGATGAACGAGAAGGTTCGCAAGCAGGGCGCCCGCCGGGCGCTGACGCCGTACCTCAAGACGCTGCGAGGACTGTGGCGCTCGGCATCGTTCAGCGGAAAGCCGACGCACCGGACTGCCATCGCTCGGGCGACCCGTTTTGACATCAGGCGCAAGGGTTCCGGCGCCTTGGCACCGCTTCAGATCCGAATGGGCGTCCAGTACGGCAAGAAGGGCGGAACGCTTGCCAAAGGCCGCCAGCGCGTCTGGCACCTGCTCGAGAACGGCTTCCGCCACCGCAGCGGCACCGTGGTCGCCGGCCGGCGCATCAGCACCCGGTTTGCCACGACCAACATCCAGAAGCTCGGCGAGTCCATCGCCACCGAAACCCTAGCCGCGGCGAAGTCCGTGCTGAGGCTCTGAGCCATGTCTTTTACGAACGCCATGAAAAGCGTGTTCGCAGCGCTCGACACGGGCAACTACCCGATGTTCGTCGGGCTGCGCCAGGCGACGCAGGCGACCCCTTGCATCGTGTTCGAGGTGACGAACGCGGAGCTGATGACAATGCATCGGTTCCCTGGGACGCCTGCCGACCGCAAGGAAATCTGGCAGGTCACGGTCGAGATCGCCTGCATTGCCGACACCGTGGACGCGGTGAGCGCCATGGTCGATGACCAGTTTCTGATTCTGACAAACAATCCACCTTCGCTTAGCGCGCAAGGCTTTGCGGCCATCCTCACCGCCTTCAGCGTCACCATGACCACCGAAACACCCGACGATGGGCAGTCCGACGCGGAGCGCATCGGCACCATCACCGCAACCATCCAACTCGTGGAGACCTAACCCATGGCACTCGTCCCAGGCTACGGCGGAACAGTCACTTTCAGCGGCCAGAGCTCCGTGGCCTGCCGCTCCGTCACCATCAACCAGGAGCGCGCCGCCCTGGACATTACGCAGATCGGCGATTACATCGAGAAGCGGGCAGCCGGCCGCGCCAGGCAGACGGGCAGCATGACGCTGTACCGGCAGGACGGCACCATCGACAACACGCTCCGGGCGCACATCCTGCCGACCACGCTGGCAAACGCCGTCACCACGACCGCGACGCTCACGTTTACTTACACCGACTACACCTCGGGCGGCGGCAATGTCTACGGCTCCTGGAACATCATCATCACCAGCGCGACCCTGACCGATGACGGCACCGGTGCGGGGCTCTGGGAACTCACCTTCGAGCGGGCGACCTGATGCCCGTCGATCCCGCCAAGGTCACCGCCGCGCCCCGCACCGTCGAGATCGACGGCATCGGGCCCGTCGTAATTCGGCGCCCCGTCCTGGCCGACGTGCAGAACGCGGCCGCCAACCCCTACTGGTGGGCCAAGTGCTGCTCCATGCCGGATGGGTCGCCGCTGTTCGCGGCCGGCGCCGACATCGGGCAGCTCGACGCCGAGGTGGCGGCGGCGCTCATCACGGAGGTCAACCGCCCCCGCCCTACACCGGGGCAGAACGACGCGCCTGGCGCATCGGAAGCCCCGAGCAACGGCTGACCATGGAACTCGGACTCGCCAAAGATTTGACGAGCCAAGAGCGGTGCGAGCACCTGCTCGGGGTGATTGCCTGCGCCGTAACCGGCCGCCGGCCGGCCGAGGTCATGCCCTGGCTGATCGGAGACCTCCATGGCTGACAAGAGCCTGAAGGCAGTCATCTGGGCCGAGTTCGACCCCCGCGGCGTCACCAAGGGCGTCGCGGCGGCGAACACCGAGCTCCAGAAGCTCAACAAGA